TAGTGAACGATATGAACGATAGGTGAACGATAGCGCGACCCTATGGTTCACTGATCGACTTGCGTAAAACAAAACGTAACTCACCTTAATGTATAGAAAATTAGCCTCTGTTAAGCCAATTGTTCCAGAATGTTTCAGGTTTGGTACAAGGGTGAACCATGTGAACCTTAATTTCTACCTTATAACTATACACAATCTACTTTACATAATAGAGAGTATATAGGGTAAAAAATAACTCTGAGATTATCGTTCACATGGTTCATCGTTCCCCCCAACGTTTAATCTGCAACACTAATAACTGCTTCAAGCTCTAGCGAAAGTAGGCTAAACAACACAAATACGACACTAATGTTAATGAAAGCGGGTGAACCATAAGACGCGCTATCGTTCACCTATCGTTCACCTATCGTTCACTATCCCCATCCCCCCGGAGGGGGATGCTCATCTCACGTTGTCCGATGTCTTCCGCGCTTTCTCCACTGTGTTCTCTTTTCCGTTCTTTCGCGTCCCTCCCCCACCTGGTTGTATAGGCGGCGCGCCGTCGCGCCTGGCTTACGAGGGGGCGGAGTAGGCGGCGAGGCGTTCCCAAGACGCCTTGAGGCGAATACCGGTATAGACGACCCCTTCGCTGGTGCGGCGGCGGTGGAGACCGCGTTCGGAGAGGCGGATACCCAGCCAGCGAGCGGAGTAGGGCGTTTCGCCGTTTGTGACGCACCAGGCCTGGTAGGCCTTGTAGACGGTGGAGGCGGGGACGGTGGAGGTAACGTCCTCGTCGAAGCACGTGGAGAGGAACTGACCGATAACGTCAACGCTTTCGCGGTATTGCTGGACGGTGTCGAGGACGCGTTGGGGAGGGCGGAGGCCGGTTTCCTGCCAGGCGAGACAGCCTTCGATGAGCCAGCCGATGATGGCGGGGGCTTCGGAGAGGAGTTTCGCTTCGAGGTGGGGGTCGCGCTCGTCGGGGGGGATGGTGACGGTGAAGGGGATGACGAGGATGCGACGCCAGAGGGCGCGGTCGCCGCCGGAGGCTGCGGGGAGGTGGTTTGTGGCGGAGAAGACTTTGAATGTGGCGCGGAACTCGAACCACTCGCGGTGCATGAAGCGGGCCATGAGGGTGTCGCCGCCGGTAATCTGCTTGATGAAGGTCTCGTCGAGGCGGGCGCCAAAGGGCATCTCCGCCGTGGTGACGAAGCGGGAGCCGCGAAGGCGGGCGAGGTCGTTGGGAATGCGGTCGGAGGAGCGCTTGAGGAACATCTCCGTGGGGGCGTGGGAGGCGTAATCGCCGAGGACGGTGCGCAGGACGTTGAGGAAGGTGGTCTTGCCGTTGGCGCCTGTGCCGTAGAGGATGAAGAGGCACTGTTCGGACGTGTCGCCGGTGATGGCGTAGCCAACGGCGCGCTGGACGAAGGCGATGAGTTCAAGGTCGCCGTCGAAGATGCGGTCGAGGAAGTCCCACCACTGGACGGCGTCGGCGGCGTCGGCAACGTCGAAGGGGGCGAGTTTGGTAATGAGGTCTGTTTTGTTGTGAGGGCGGATGCGTCCCGTGCGTAAGTCAACGGTGCCGGAGAGCGTGTTGAGGGCGTAATGGTCGGCGTCGAGCTGGGTGGGGGAGACGACGACGCGCTCGTCGCTGGCGGCAACGGTGTGCATGGCCTGAAGGCGAGTGATGTTCTGCGACCTGATGGACCAGTTGACAAGGGTTTTGTTCTGGGGGTTGATGGCGGCTTCCTCGGCCAGGTCGAGTGCTACGTCCTTGCAGAGACGCATAATGCCGCCGTTCTCGTCCTTTTGCCATCGGCGTCCGTCCCAGATGAGCCACGATTTCCAGGGGTGACAGTAGCGGACGTTGTCGCCGTGTTTGTCGACGAGCCTGGCGGCGTTGCCCATATCCGTGAGGGGGTATTTGGGCGCGCCCGCGCCGTGGGCGGTTCCCTCCGACGGCGCGGCGTCTCGCTTTCCGGCGCGCAGGCCCGACGAGATGGTGGGGTCGATTTCGTGTTCGTCGAGCCCGGCCTCCAGGGCGGCTGAGCGCAGTGCGTGGCGGACTGATGGTTCGTGGAGGTGTGCTGCGGCGACAAGCTTCCCCAGGCGGTAAGCGCAGGCGTTGAGGGTGTTGTTGCGGTCGCCCTCGGGGGCGGCGCGGACGCTCTCCAAACACGTTTCCAGGACGGAGCGCGCTGCCCGAGACTTTTTATCAGTGATGTAGCGCACGACGTGTTCGGGTATTTCCGGCGGCGTTGTGTGGAAATTTGGTTCCTTTTCCCACGTGTAGATGTGGCCTGACGGGTGGACGCTGGGCGGCACTATAATGTAGCCACCGTGGCCGCGCACGTGGACTTTTGGTGGTAGCCCACCTGGCGAGCATTTCAAGTTGTGCTGTCCCATCCCGAAGAGAAGGTGGACACCAGAGGCTGTGCGGTTGATGGCCCAGGCGCGGTCGGCAAGTTCCTTTAATAGGGGCTCGTCTGGATCGTCAAAGTCCAGGGCTACGAGCCTGCTGGCTCCACAGTGGAGTCCGATGTTGGCATTAGGCCACTGGGACCACCACCGGGAGACGGTGAAGAGGTCATCTGTTGCTGCGTGAACGCCGCCCTTGACAAGGGGCACTTTCCCCTTTGGCTGGACCGGAATGATTTTCCACCCCATGCGAGCGTAGTGACGTGCCGCATTAGCAAGGCTTACCATGAGCGAAACCCCCTTGACTTTCGTTTGGTGATGTGTTACGATGGGGATGGTCCCTCCTCCTCACAGTGACCACCCGCCGGGAGCCGCCGCCTCTCCCGGCGGGCCCCGCCCCAACTATCTTATCACGTGGGGATGTTAAGGACAATCCCCAATTTCACGCGGAGGTGCCGTGGTGGTAACCCTGAGTGAGTTGAACCGTGAAGCCCTTGGGTATGCGTTCCTGGAGGCGCTTGACGTGTGTACAACGTTGCTGGGCCTGGAGGTGAAGGATGTTGTTGCACAGTTCATGGATGACCCTACGCAAGATGACTTTGACGTGATGGGCGTGTCGTTCTCTTGGATCGTGAGAACACTCCTGGAGGAGTTGCTCTACTCTGCCTATGAAGACGCCCTCCTCGATCTTGAATATGACGCCGAGAGTTTTGCGCGGAGGATGGTCGAACGCGCCGAGCTTGACTCTGGTGGTAACCAGGCCGCTGTTGTACGTGCTGTGTGCTCGGCTATGGGCGAATTCTTGAGAAATATCAAAAATGGTAGTTGACAAGTGTTGTGTTTAGTGGTAGTATATAGTTGTAACTAACATTGAGGAGGGAGCGATGGTCAGGTTGATGAACTCACTGATGATGCCCGTGGAAGGGCTGCGCTACACGCCGAGGAGAATTTCGGCGTCTATGTTCGCGAACATTGTCAAGGCGGCACATGACAGTGGAGTGTTAGACAGCTACATTGGATATCAGGCGACGGCGGACATCATTCGCCAGATATCCGGCGTGGCTGTGTCCGTTCGCCGGGAGAAGACTGTTGTGGAGCCAGGAGATACGATACTGGTAGCGAAGTTGAAGTACCGCCCTCGTGACCCGAAGATGAAGGCCGATTCTGACGCGCAGAGGGCGTTGTCTGTGGACGATTTTGAGTTCTTCATTGTTAGCGTGGAGGAGGAATAACCGTGAACGACATCCTGTGGAAGGCTGCTATTAGAGAAAGTGGTCTTCTTGACTTGATGTACGCACACGTGCTTAGCGCCAGAGGGGACCAAAATCCCGGCAGTACGGCGTATATGAACATCGTTTTGAACATGTTTGCCGGCGACTTCGTAGGAGCTGCCGGTAACGTGTATCACACGGTGGAGTTCACCGGTGATATGTCCGTCCGTGAGTTTGTGGCGCGTATTGCTGAGATGGTAATGCCCTATGTACTGGCGCTTGTGCACCACGCGACTGTCTACGTACAGGCGCGCCTGACACGTGACAAGGACGCACACGACGAAATTGTCGAATTAGGCATCCTGCGGTCCACTGTGGCCGGTTTGATCCTCCAGATGTTGTGGGGATACATGGCGGCGACAGGTAACAACCCTTCCAGACACAAGGTTGTCCTCCTGGTTGAGTCAACTGTGTTCGGCGTAGACAATAATGCGTTTGAGAAGAGTCTGATGGCTGCCTTGAACATCGACGACGAGGAAATGGAAGAGTTCAAGCGTCTCGTCGGCGATATGCTCGACGAGTGGCGTTAAGTGTTGTTCGCCTGTTAAGCGGTGCGAAGGGCTATCCGCCTCGTATGGGGAAGTCAGTCCTTCGCGCTCGCCGCGATGAGCGCCACCGGCGTGCTGCCGCCGGTGGACGCGGCCGTCTTCTGTGATACCGGCCACGAGCGGCGGGCCACATATGAGTTCGCCGCCCGCTGGACGCCGTGGCTCGAGGAGCGCGGCGTGCGCGTGGTCACCGTGCGCGCGAAGGACACTAGCCCCATTGACCGCCACGGCACCGTGATCATCCCTGCGTGCACGTTCGGCAAGGACGGCCGCGTGGGGATGATTCGCCGACAGTGCACGCGCGCGTGGAAGGTCTACCCCCTCCGCGCCTGGGTGCGCAGCGAGTTCCCCGGCGAGACGGTGGAACTCTGGCTGGGCATCACCGTGGAGGAGGCAGTGCGGCGGATGCGCGCGTCGGGGGTGAAGTACATCGTCAACCGCTACCCCTTCGCCGAGCCCCATCCCGCCCTCGGTCGACGGTTCAACCGCTCCAATGTCCACGCCTGGCTGCTCCGCCACCTCGGTTCCGAGGCCATCGCTCCCCGCTCGGCGTGCGTCTTCTACCCCTTCCAGTGGCCGGCAGAGTGGGCCCACGTCCTCGCCAACCCCGACGACTTCAGCCATGCTGTGCAGGTGGACGAGCTCATCCGCTACGCCCGGCCACCGGCGCTCTACCTTACCGCCGACCTCGTGCCCATCTCACAGCTCGACGCCGAAAACACAACGCCGCCCCTCCTCGCGCTCGACGAGGAATGCGGCGGCATATGTGGGATTTGATTCCAGATTCCAGGGAGTGTTTAACTGTGTCCTCGACGCGCAGGTATTACTGTCGGAAGTGTGGAAAAGTGGCAGAGCACGAACGTGTGCGCTACTCTCTGGAGAGAGTGGACAAGAACATAGTCGTTGAGTGGATATATTGGCGATGCCTAGCTTGTAGTGATTAATTTGCGTGATACCAGTCTACAGCAAAGTACTGCCATGATACGCTAGTTCCTGCGTTGTCGAATATTACTCCTGCGCGAGCTGGAGTCCATCCTGAGTGTCCTAGAGCATATCCCCATGAAGCCGTGTATTTTTGTTCGTTGAAAAAGAACGTTTCAAAGTAGGTTGACCATCTCGAAATTCTGATTATCGGTGTGAATTCCTGCTGATAATTTATTGCTGTAGTAGTGTTTTGCGTTGTACCTTCCTTCACAGTCATCTTTATTGCGATTACTCCGGGACGGGACGTGATTAGTTCAAAAAACAACTCGCAGTAATTTATGTCCGTACCATCATCTACGCGCAGTCCACACCTCGTTCCAGTAGTAAGCAGCATGGTGTTTATTCTTAAATAGTGATGGACTGATGATGAAGTATCAGTTCTATATAAGAATGTTCTTTGTCCTGGTATATCGCTTAAGCGTATAAATAAATGGCTGTTAACTATAGAATAATACGTTGGAACATCGAAGTCCCAGGACCACGCTGGGTTTAACGTGTTGGTATTGAAGTCGTCTAAAGGCGCGCGTGTAATAAAGGCGAACCTTCGTAGCTGTTCTCCCGCGGTATCGCCTCCCCACGAAGCATCTGGCGCTTCCACCTTCCCATATAGCGCTTTGAAACCGTTGGATGCAGACGACTGAAGTGTGTTCCCCCGCAAGTCTGTGGTCGCATTTGGATCGCCCAGACGTATTGTGTTCAGCGACTGGGCGACTTGAACGATGTCCCTCCACGCTGTTGTATAACCCCGTAAAACGTTCGGCCCAGAGACGTGTAGGGGTCTGTTTGTGGAGATTTCCCCGGCGTTGTACGGCGCGCTAATTGGTCCGCCGAGAAATACTGTTCCGTCCTGGAGAAGGGTAATCGCCGGAATCCAATTTCCAGTGCCGTCGTTGCGCATGAGGACGAACATGCGTCCGTATGTAGCGTGGTCTACAGTCGTCCACATGAACGATGCGTTGGTGTTCGTCGACGCTGTTGGGTACGACGTTGGTGGCGTTGCAGATTGAGGCGACTCGAAGGCATCGGAAGCCAACGTGTCGCCAACATTCCAGAAGGCGCTGGCGTGTTGACCGTCCACAGTGTCCGCGTCAAGTCCGCTACCGGCGCCTTGAGGGGAAATATCGCTCGGAGTGTGTGTGTGTGTTCCGGGAGTTGGATTTCCTGGCTCCCACTGGCCGGCTGTGCTGTTCCACGTCAGCGCCTGTTGGCCAGATGGGGCTGTGGAAGCTACCGGTCGCCCTTGCAGACCGCTCACATTCGGATTGGGATACGTGCCCGACAAGTCCCCGCCAGCAGGGTCACCGTCCTTCACTACTGTAGCGCCCAGGTCAGTGATGTCGGCTTCGACGTGGGTGTGGTTTGCAGGAGAAAAGTCGGATGCGTGCTGGCCGTCGAGCTGGTCAGCGTTGAGCCCAGGAACGAGTTGCCCTTGGGCGTTTGGACCAAGCGCAAATGGCGCCTGGGCCGCCGGTGGCGAAAAGGTGTGTTGTGCGGTGATTGTACGCGTCACGTCGTTGTGAACGTACTGTTGGTGGTCGTCGTCTCCTAAGCCGGTTAACGCTCCGTGGTCGTGACTGTGGGTAGTTGAGGCGAAATCTGAGGCGTGTTGTCCGTCCACAGTATCCGCGTCGAGTGTACTTCCGCTTCCTTGAGGCGAAATATCTGCTGGAGGATGCGTGTGCGGTGCGGGAGAGGGATTGCCGGGTTCCCATTGCGACACCGCCTGATTCCAGATGAGTCCTTGCTGATCAGTTGGAGAGGTGTTTGCTACCGGCCGCCCTTGGAGTCCGACAACGTTCGGGTTGGGATACGTTCCCGACAGGTCGCCGCCGGCAGTTGTCCCTGTGGTAACTGAGGACGACTCCAGGGATGCTAAGCGTTCTTCGAGGGCTTTGAGCATCCTGCGCAGGCCGCTGATGAGGGCGTGTAGATGCGGGTTGTCCAGGAAGCCAGGCGTAGTTATCTCCTCGTGTTTGCTCATCCTATTTCCTCCGCTTGCGACTCTTCTTGGAGAGGTCTCCGGACTTGAACCGAAGCGCTAAGTTAATTGCGGCAACGAGACTAGTATCACCGCGCCGTTGTGCTTCTGCTTTCTTCTTCCTCAGCCACACCGTGGAGATTTTGCCGTCTTTCGTGATGGCTCCCTCACGCTTAGCCATCTCACGCAGTCTACCAGGACGCTTGATGGCTTTTTGGATGAACTTCTTCTTTTTCTTCTGAGATGGTTTCTTGCGGCGCTTTGTTGTCTTCTTGCGCTTCTTGTGCATCGTCATGATATCCCTCCTTTGCGCTGTTTTTAATGTGGTGGTACAGTAACAGTAAGTATACAAGATGCTTCTGTGGAGGCAATTGTGGACAAGTTCGTCTTGGTAAGAGAACGGTATCGGTACGAGGTGGAGTTTGAGGACCAGCTTCCGCACATACGCTTTTCAAAGGGACGAGGATGGCGCCCGAAAGTGTACGTGCGCTATCCTGATGGTTCGCCTGTAGACATTTCTTCCGGGTGGTCGTTTACGCTTCGCCTGAAAAAGGACCGCTATGCAGCCGACACAGACCCTGATGTCGTCGTTGCAGCCGGCTACGTCGTGGACGGCCCTAACGGTATTGTGACTTTCAGGGTGAATACGGACACACTGTCCGTTGGAGGGTACTGGTACGAGTTTGAGGTACGCTTCCCGGAGGACCCGGTATTCGGCTATCCTCCGGGTACAGAGGTTGTCTCTCTTCTAGGTCCAAAACTCGCGTATGTAGAGGAGGCAGTATAATGGTCGCAGACGTGTTGACGCTTACTACGCTCGTCAAGGTTGTCGTTGACATTGTGCAGCTCGCGTGGCCGAACCGCCCCGCCTGGATTCCTCCGGCGCTGGCACTGGCATCGGCTGTTCTTCTTGCCGCGTTGGGGTTGAACGCGGCAGGTGCCTGGGACATCCTCTCCACAGCTATCCTGGCGGCAGGCGCTGCGGTAGGCGTTACTGAGTTGCAGGATGCTCGCCGTCGAATGCAATATCGCCGTTGATGACGTTTTGCAGTTCGTCGGCTACGTCGAACTGCTCGGCGTGTAAGGCGATAAGGTAGATAATCCAGGCGGCGTTGCGCAGCGTGATGTTGGCGATAACTACTGGCATGTTCTCGCCAGTTGGCGTGTACGTTACTGTCCAGCGGTATGCCTTTTTCTTGGGACTAATCCTGTTCCTCTGCAACTCGACAGGCACGCCTCGCCTCTGAAGGTCCAGGACGGTGAGTAGAACTTCGTGAGAGCTGAGTTTCATAGTATAACCTCCTTGACACGCGTTATTGAGTGTGTTAGTATTCTATTGTATGTGTAGATAAATGTCAAGGGAGGGAGCCATGAACGAGCTTGAACAGTTGGAGAGGGCAGTGGACGCAATTCGCGTAGCTGCGGACGATGCTGCGAATGAATCAGTCCCTGACGTGTTTGAGCGTCGGGACATGATTCGGGAGGCGGAAATCCTGGCGGCCACCGGGCGGTTTGGGGAGACGCCGCAGGAGGTCTACGCCAAGATGGTAGTGGCGGACGACCTGGGCGTGCCCATTGGACCGGCGTTGCAGCGTGGCATGTACGACATTGACGGGAAAATCTCGTTTCACTACACGCTCGTTGCTACACTGCTTCGCCGTGCCGGCTGGGATTACGCCGTCGTGTTTCCCGAGCCGACAGTGTGCGAGGTTTACTTGCTCCGCGATGGTCAAGTTGTCAAGAACCCCGTCACGGGAGAGGAAGTGGTCGTTCGCGTCACGTTGAAGGAGATGGTCGAGCGGGGCATTGCGAAGAATACCTCCGGAGGACTGAAATCCGCTTGGGCGGCCTATCCCAAGAGGATGCTCTTCTCCCACGCTATTAATGCCCTCGTGCATATCTATGTCCCCGAAGTGCTATATACAACTGAATCACAATAAGGAGGTGTGTGTATGTTTACCCCAGATCAACTTTTTCAGGACGCTGTAGCTAAGTACGTTGACGTGCCGGGCACATATCTCGTACACGTTGACCAGTGGTCAACTATTACGTCACGTGCAGGTAACCCGGCGTTGCGGGTTCACATGCGCGTTGACGAGGTGGTGTTCACGGAGGCGGAAAACCCGGACGAGCTAGTAGGGGCGCGCATCGACGACGACATCTACTTTACGGAGCGGGCGCTTAACCGTGTGCTCATTTTTATGTACGCGCTTGGTCTTGTCCGCGCCGATGAGCGCGAGCGGGAATTTCCGTCGAAGAAGGATATGGTCGAGTATTTCTACTCGGTCATCGAGGAGCGCATTGCCGAGGCGAAGGCTAACGGCCGTAAGTTCTATGTAGAGCTTAAAGTCCAGCCTGGGCGCGACCAGCAGGTGTTCAATCCGGATACCGGTCAGATTGAGACAGTGCCCGGTGAGCCGCGCTTGACTGTACCGTTTGCCGGCTACTCGCCGTACATCGATGAGGATGTTGAAATTGAGGATGCCGGCCCGGACGAAATCCCCTGGGAGGAGTGAGCGGTGGACGAGTCCTCGACGTACCTGCTCGCCCGCACACTGGTCAATGAGGCCGGTGTATGCGGCATTATGGGCATGGTTGCTGTAGCTTACGTCTGGACTCGCAACAAGGTGATGTACGGGTCATATGGCCCTGTAGAGCCTACGGACGACGCCCTGTTTGTGGCGCGCTACTGGAGTGAATTTCCTGATTACTCTAGGGGCGCGAAGTTCGTCTTCTCCGACGAGGACCTGCGCGACTGGCGCGTCCAGAACATCATCCGCAACCATGGTCCTCCGTGGAGGATGGAGTGCGCTGGCGGGCTGGGACTCAACTTCGTCGGGTCTCGTCCGCAGCGTGCCCTCTTGGACAGGCCGTGGGTGACGTACATTAGGTAGAATTTCCGGCGCCCTCTTGCGGGGAGAGTTGCAAGAGGGCGTCTTTCCATTCTATATCCCCAGAGGTCGCTAGCACTTCCAAGATTGCCTCGACTGTCTTCTGGTCTACGTCCACTCCTTTTCCACTTAGAAACTCTCGTACCTCGCGAATTATCTTCAGCCACGCTTGTTTCGGGGGTTTCACCAGCGGCACAAATCCCTTCATAACTTCCAGCCATCCAGGAGGGATGGACTTCGTGAGGCTTTCCGCGGCCTGTCGGTCGCGAAAGAGGCGCGTGGCTAAGTCCCAACAGCTAAGGACGGTATCGGCGAGCAGTGGCCTGTTGTTCCACAGGCGCGCATGGCTTGTTGTCTGAATGAGCGTTGCCAGGTCTGTGGAGACAAGGGCGCGCCTGTTTGTGGATGGTGGGGACATAACGAGTTTCTGTTCCTGATTGAGTTTTTGCCATACGGGCTCAAGTGTTCTTGCGTACTCGCCTATAGTCTTCAGTGCTACTTTCGCCCCGACTTTACCTGTTTTATTTTCGATAGTGTCTACGATTCCAGGAGTAGGTGCGGGAAACAGCTCCTGTGCAGACGTGTACGAGACGCGCCATCCCTCCAGCGCGGCTAGATCCAGCATAACACCGAGAGGTATGCAAACGTGATAGACAACCCACACGTGGGACAAGGCGCGTCCGCCGTCCGCTTCGCGCAAATATTGTGTGTATGGCGAATGATTGTGCGGTGTGGAAGCAGGTTCGGCGTGTGTTTCCAGCCAGGTCTCAACTGACCAGCCGAGGGGAAGCGTGTGTCCCTCCAGCGAGACGAACGCACCTGGTATAGACGGGATGAAGATTGTGTCCTTACTCATCGACCGGCAGCTCCCCCCATCCGATGTAATGCGCTCCGATTACCGGCAGATATCGCACGTATAACACGGCGTTCTCCGGAAGTATAGGTCCCCCTGGCTCTTTCAAAACTTCGTCGTGCCAGGCGGCGGCGTATTCCAGGATTTCGTTCGGCGCTATTAGCGGGGCGTTCACGTCTACACACGACTCGCACGGTTCGTCGTTGTGCTCGTGAGGGACCAGGCGGTATGTAATACTGCCGTCGGGAAGCTTTTCCGAGGCAATGGAGACGAAGCGTGGCAGGTTAGTGTCGTTCTTTCGTCGAAGGTAGTAGGCGCACAACCATGACGTGATTCTTGGCGTTACGGCCTCAGCTATACGTTGCATACCGTGCTTGATTGATATATCGATTAAGTTGATTGCGGCTATACGCGGGTCTTGCATAAAGTCCTCCTCTACCATATACTCTGTGTAGAATACGAACGTTATTGTAACACGGAGGAGTGATTATGGCGACTATCATTCGTTGTCAAGCAACGGACTGCATCTTCAACGAAGCAGGAGTTTGCACGGCGCAGCGTATTAACGTCTCTCCAAACCAGGAGGACAGTGGTCCTGTGTGCTTGACGTACAGGACTGCCGGGGAGATCGAGGATAGGAATGAGGAAGCTGTTGAGCAGCACACTCCTGGAACTGTTGAGGAGGTAGTGCCCGCCCGCCTCGACGTTGGAATGGTTGAGTTGCCCCCGATGCCTCCGAGACGAGGTAGAATGATGTGAGGTCGCGTTGGTGGACGGCGCCAAGTTAGCTGTATTTACAACTGAACAGAGACAGCGCGTGTTGCAGGTTTTGGAGGAAGAAAGAGTTCCTCTGAGCGTTGCGGCGGCCGCCGCCGGCGTTCCCAGGCGTGTCATAGCTCAGTGGATGGACTTGGGCGAGCGCGTAGCTGCCGGAGCCGTATCGTTGGCGGAACCAGGGGCTGCGGAGGCCCTGGAGTTTTGGCGGCGTGCGAGGCGCTTTCTGGCTGAAGGTGCTATTGAAGCGTTTGAGGCCGTTCGCGCGAAGGCGTTGTCTGGCGATCACAGGGCAGCACAGTGGTTGTTCTCGCAGTACGTCGAAGATTTGGACTCGCAGGTAGACAGGGATGGTTCAAAGCATCAGAGTGTTGTTGCCGTAGTGTTCAACCTTCCCGATGGAACGCAGATGCCTGTAAAATCACCCAACATTGTGGATGCCCATGACTACGCCGTTTTACTACCTGGACAAGAAGAGCAGCAAGCTCATAGTCAACCCACACAAGTACCAGGCGAGGGTGTTGAAGAGTAGGAAGAGAATTACTCTCGCCCTGGGAGGAACGCAGTCAGGAAAGACTGTCATAGGCCCTTACTGGCTTTACTTGAAGATGGCTGAACTCGGTCCGGGAGACTATCTCGTCGTTGGTCCCTACGCGCAGTTGCTCCATTACAAGGTGCTTCCAGAGTTTGAACGGTTGTTCGTCCAGACGTTGGACTTCGGTAAGATGAAGTACCATCCGTTTATCGTGTTCCGCTCGCACGATGGAGCGTACAGGGTGTTCTTCGCGCATGCGAAGAACAGCGACACGCTGGAGTCAGCTACGGCGAAAGCCGCGTGGCTCGACGAGGCCGGTCAGGATGCATTTCGTCTGTCGGCATGGGAAGCTATTAGGAGGCGCCTGTCGCTACACCGAGGACCAACGCTAATTACAACGACACCGTACAACTTCGACTGGTTGTATCAGAAGGTGTATCTTCCGTGGGTCGAAGCAGACAAGAGTCACCCTACGATTGAGGTCGTGCAGTTCGACTCCCTGGCGAACCCAGCGTTTTCCCGTGAAGAGTGGGAAGAAGCGAGACGTACTCTCCCTCCGTGGAAGTTTGACATGTTCTACAGGGGCAAGTTTACCAGACCGGCAGGACTGGTGTACGACGTGTTCGACGTGGAAGAACATGTGCGCCGCGTGGACTGGCATGACCGTGTACAACATGTCGTTGTGGGTATTGACTTCGGCGGGACAAACCTGGCTGCGATTCGGCTTCTTGTTCTAGACGACGGTTCTATTTATGTAGATTCCTGTTATGAGACGGGAAAAATAAGCGTATCAGCACACGTTACGAACATAATTAGACAATTCAGGTTGAACGATTTTGAGTTTCGTATTTACGGTGGCTCTAGTAGTGAGTCCGATTGGCGCCGCGAGTTCACATATCATGGACTTCCGGTGTTGGAACCGCCGGCGTCAGGTAGTGGTAGTGTTTCCATTGGCATTGATGCGGTGTACACGTTGTTGCGGAATGGTAAACTCGTCATTGCACCCACGCTTACGGCGTTGACAGATCAGTTTCTGCGGTATTCGTGGAAACTTGATTCAAGTGGGGATCCAATTCCCGGCGAGATAGATAGGAAGTCTTCGTTCCACCTCCTTGACGCTTTACGATACGGTGTGTTAGGCGCGAACAGATTATTGTCGATGAAGCGAACAGATGGTAGAATCACGTTGGACTGTGCTCCGTCTGCCGTTAATGCGCGGCGTAAGGAGTTGAGACGACACAGTACAAGTGTTCCCCCACAGTTCATCGAAGGGATGAGGGTAGCAACGTGGAAATTGTCGAGAAAGACGAAGTTCGCAGAACACTAGAGCGCTACTACCAGCGCGCCTGGGAAGTCACGCATGCTCTGCACAGGCGCATCGACGATTATGAGAGCGATTTTTATCTGCGCAACACCGGCGATGACCTGTCACCTGAAGACCCTGTGCGCTTTACAGACCTGGCCGATACTGTTGTGATGGCGCGAAATATTCTCATGAACGCCGGTTTTCGCGTCTCCGTGGACTTGCCGGGGGACATGTTGGCGGACAGGCGCAAGGCCAGTGCTGTCGCTGATTTCGTGATGAAAGTTTTGGACGCGGTACAGGCGCGCTCGGGAGCGCACGTCATTAATTCTTTCGTCGATGGCATGTTGAAGTTCGGCTTGGGCGCGATGTACGTGTGGTACGACGACACCGTTTCCTCGCTTCCTATGCCCACTGACTTCGTTTGTAACCCTCCGATCCGCATTGTCTCTGTTGACCCCAGAAACGTGTACGTCGTACCCGGCGGCCCTGTGGGCAGGTTCTCGTATGTGGTGTATAGGGCCGATGAAACTTTGGAACACGCGCTCAGGACGGCCATTGCTATCGATGGAGGAGATGACGGGTTTGCCGTTGAACAGTTGAAGGAGTGTTATGGCGCTCAGATAGCGCGGGACGAGTTGGAAGGGTTCAAGCAGCCGTTAACTGATTATTGGGGATGGCATTACGTTGATGGCCGTTGGGTTGTGGTGAATGCCGTCATGTACGGCGAAGCGTTGCTTCGTCCCTTTACCGTTATGGAGGGGTATACACACCTTCCGTGGATCGTAGCCCCGGCGCAGGAAACAGAAGCAGCGCGTTTGGAGGACCGTTACTTGCCGATTACGTTTCACGGGCGCGTGCCCGTCAGGAGAGCTGAACGTATACAGGCCCGTATGGACCTGATTCTCGACAAGATCGCGTCTATGCCGTTTGTGTTGCGAACCTCGCTTGAATCCCCCACACCTCCGGAGATAAACGCCGGTGAGGAGTTCATTGTTACACTGGAGCCCGGGCAGGATTTCTCCGCCCCGCCTTACGGAACACTTCCCCGCGACTTGTGGCCCCGATTACAGGCAGAACAGGCCCGTGCGGAGCGAGCGTTGTTGCCTAGTGCGTTGTTCGGCATATCCACACAGACGAGCGGATATTCGTTGGAACAGCTCCAGGAAGGCGGACGTATGCGCCTTCAGGAGCCGAGATTGAACCTCGAATTTGCCATGGAACAACTCGTATACGTCATTCTCGGACTTATCGCGCACAACCATCCGGATGAAGTTGTCTACGCAGCGCGCGAAGAGCGGTCGTATGAGCCGTTTCGGTTGACGGGCAAGGACTTGGAAGGATGGGTTGTTGATGTGAAGTGGGATGCGTCCCTGCCGGGAGACGAGCTCCGGCGTGTCGCCCTGGCGCAACAGACTGTCGGCGGTCGTCTGTTGAGCCGCCGGACGGCTCTTCGCCGCTACTTGGGCGTGGACGCTGCCACTGAGATTGACCACATCGTCGCTGAAATGAACCTGATTGAGAACCCGCAGATTTCACAGCCATACGCCCTCCAGGTCCTCCGCGATATGGGTGCCATTCCTGACGCGACCGTAGTTTTCGAGCAAGTGCTCCAGGAGGCGCGCGCCAAATGGGGCGAAGTGTACGGGACGGCGGTCGCAGCCGGTATTTCCGTTGAACAGGCCCGGCAGGTGGCCGACGAGTACGTACAGAATTACATGCGCGGCGCCCTAGCTGCAATGCAGGCTGTTCCGGGAGGCCCGCAGCAGGGCGGTATGATGACGCCTCCAGGCCCTGAACAGCAGCAAGTGCCAGGTATGGCTGAGCCGGCCCCGGAAGTAAGGGCTGGACAAGTCCCACCTGGCAATCCTGCCGATCCGGCGGCGGCGCTGTCAGCGTTGGCAAGACAACTGAGACAACTTCGAGGAGTAGAGCGCACATGATGGAGACAATCGCACTTGTCAGCCTGGCCGTCTCCTTGATTACGAACATCGTATTGGCATACAAGTACTACTACGAGGCCCTGTCTCGGAGAAACGAGTCGTATGCGTCTATTATCAATGCTTACAAGGATACGGTTGAGTCGTTACACAGCGAAAACGTTCGTTTGAGAAAAAGAGTTGAAAATTTAGAATGTGAGTTGAAGGTATTGCGAAAGTACGTGGAAGACTTGCACGATTACTTGGGAAACCTCCAGCCGTGGATGTTCAAGGAGGGCGTCAAGCTACCGCCGTTTCCAAAGATGCCGGAACAAGTGCGAAAGGGGTTGTGACATGAACGGCGTCATCGACTGGAACACAATGTTCGACACGTGGCGAGAACAGTTCAGGAAGGAACATGGGTTCTACCCGGAGGACGACCCCTCTCTCGCGCGGAAGGGATTGAGTCCGAAGGAGCGTCTGGCTGAACACATGCGGGCTGCTGAGTGGGGGGCGAAGTTCGCCGCAAAGGAGGGGCGTCCCCCAAACCGGTGGAAGTGGGAAAACCAGTGGTATAAGCGTGTCTATGGATTTGATCCTCGGGAGATACGGAAGTTCATCGCCCCTCGACCTAGGGGAAGGAGTGTACCCCGTCCTCCGAGATATTCTCTCCCAACCATTCGTCGTGAGCCCGTGGCCATTATTCCCAGGTTTGGGTTCTGAGAGGCAAGGAGTTGTCCTATGGCTAATGGCGCACAGTACGGACTGCCTACGATTAGGCGGAAGCCTTTCTCCCCTTGGGAGTTGTGGTTCGAGCGAACGTGGGCACCTCTTCGCGAGGTTCAGGGCGACGAAAAGTACTGGGAAGCTGTTTCGCAAGGGCGGCCAGAAGCCGTGGCGGACTTCTACGCCCAATTGGGCGCGTACACGCTTCCATTTCTCGACCCACTAAGCTTGCGCCGGATGTCTGCTGCCGTGCAGACGTATGCGCCAGGAGAGATTGGCGAGTTCGCGCGACGCGCTGGACAATTCCTCCCCTTGTCTAGACCTTTCGACAACTGGCGTTGGCAAACGTCTGATATCCGCTGGGGCGCCTTTCTTGAAGGACTCCGTAAAGCGAGGGCCAACATTGAGGAAGGCATTAAGAAGGTGCGAGAGCAGAAGGAGCAGGACGGACAGGGGAGCGAGGAGTCTCCAGTTCCTCGACGACTACCCTCTTTGGGGGAAACGGCGGTCTCCTGGCTTGAACGTCTCGCCGAGTGGGGGTTGAAGTATGACATCGACCCTGTGGACTTGAATAATCGCTACTTGCGCAACCGCTGGGAACGCCAGCGGGCGGCGAGGGATTTGGAGTCGCTGATGAAGGCTGCGCCGTCCGAGCAGGTAGCACAGATTGGTCGCGCCATGGTAGGCGACTTCAGCGGTATGGTAGGGAGCTCTCCCATCGACGAAATTTTCGGGTATCGGCGAGGAGTGCGCGGTACGCCGTTCGCCTTCAGGAACCGAGCCTTCATGTAGTGAGGAGTGACGATGGCTACACCTGACGAAATTGAGCGCGCGTGGCAACGGGTTCTTGAGCTCCGCAACATGCCTCCAGGCGAATATTCGCGCGATGTAGTCGGCTCCGAGTGGCGGCAGGCCTACGCCGTCGAGCACGGTGGGCGTGCTCCTGGACAGGTTCCAGGCGAAAGCGAGCTTGAGGCTATCGCCAACCGCCTTTGGAGCCTTGACTTCCTCAAACGATTCGGACGTGGTCCTACGGAGGCCGACTGGATTGCCCACTGGGAAGCGTACTCTTCTGGACGTGACCCGACGTGGGAACGATATTTGCAGCAGGCCAGAGATATCCTCCGCTCAGAGCAACAGCAAATCGAAGTTCCTCAGCCACAAATCGAAATTCCAGCACCTCCTGCTACGCCGCGGCGAGGATTGGGGCGGTTCCCCACGGCCCTGGACGTTGGACGTGCTGCTGCCAGCGCCGTCAGGGAGTTAAGCAGCACACGTCCCCGTCGAAT